TTCTCGGTCTCCTCCTCGGTCTTCTCCTCGGTCTTCTCCTCGGTCTTCTCCTCGGTCTTCTCCTCGGTCTTCTCCTCGGTCTTCTCCTCGGCGGATGCCGAGTCGAGAATGGCATGGATTGCCTCCATGGCTTTGGAGTACTCATCGAGCTTGGCGTTCAGCTCGATCTGTTTCTTGTTCAGCTCTTCGAGTTCGGCTTTGACAGAATCGATCTGCTTGCTGAGGACCTGAGCCTGACGCTTCTTGATCTCCATGTCTTTGTCCGGCATCTCCTTGCCGTAGCGAGACATGAATTTCTCCAGCCGGGCGTTCAGATCTTCGGGAACCCGGGTGAAGTACGAGAGTGCATCCTTGTTGAATGCGATGTGGTACAAACAAAGGTCCTCCGTGATGTTCCTCGGGGTGAGGATCTTGCTGAACTCTTTGTTGATCGGGTCATGGAGCAGAGTACCTGCTCGAAGTTCGTAATCGGGGTGTGCTACGTTTTTCATTTGTTGTTCTGTTATTCGTCTTAATGCTAAGTCGGCTTCGATCAGGCAGAAGCCGCATCGGGAAACTGACTTATTCAAAAAGTACCGAGAAAGTTCGTCTACTTCTCGATGGAGAGCGGGGTTCTTTTCCAATTCCAATGTATGGGCCCGATAGGCTTCGCCTTTCAGGGACCCATACTTGGATTGGTAAGCTCTCAGTCTTTCGAGCATGTCAGTCATAGCCGTTACGATTTAGGCGTTCCGCCAGCCAGGAGACCGTCGACCATGAGGTCTGTGGTCTTCTCATCCGTGTTGAAGAGGCTCATCGGGAGCGAACCTTCCTGAGCGATGGTACCGTTGGCCAGAGTTACCTGGTAAGCGACGCCGTCGGTCATTTCGGTAGTGACAGTGATTTCGGTGAGCTCCAGACCCGAGTCCCAGCCATACACCTCGTACTTGGTGTCCCCGTTGTCTCCGGTGTCGTTGTTCTCGACGATAGCGATGACGCGGGCATTGGTCAGGCCGTTTACGAACTTCTTGGCTGCTTCCGACTTCTTGAAGATCCGGACAACCACGTTGTGCTGGTGAGTCTTGAGGTACGTGCCAGCATTGATGGTGTCCGAGCCAACTGTTGCGTTGGGCAGCGAGTCGACTTCATAACCAGTGGCACCGGCCTTGAGGATGAGCGAAGAGATAACGTTGTCAGTTACAACAGACTTCGACTTGTCGACGTCCGAGTAGCTGAGGAGGATCACCCTGGCGGTGGTGCCGGCAATTGCCGGCTTACCACACACCTGGTTGATGAATCCTGTTTTGATTTTAGAACAATCAAGTCCTGCCATTTTCTTAGATTTTTGAGGTTAGATACCTACCGAGAACAGATCCGGGTTGGTGAGCTTGGCATCTGCCCGTCCCATCAGTTCGACGTAGACCGCGCGATCTTTGTACTCGTACCAGATCCGCATCTTCTCGAAGCTGTCGATTGCATCAACACCTATGCCGAGCACGCTCTTCGAGGTGAAGAGAATTCGATGGGGATTGTTGAGCTTCGTGCCAGTGTCTTCCGACGTAGCGATGATCTTGTCCCAGATGGGCATTGCGATGACCGGGATGCCATTGAAGCTGAGAGCCTCCATGCCATTCAGCAGAGCCAAGCGAGCCGATTCAAGGCAGCAAGCGTCCATAAGAGACTGCTGATAGGCATCGTAGACCGACTGGGTAACGAGGATGAATTTGTCAGACTGCTGACGGAGCAGAAGCGGGGCACTGAACACGACCGACTGGATGTACTCCTTGGCCTTGTCCGGAGTAAGCTTCTGAGCTGCGTAAGATGCCCCGGTATTTTCCGTAATTGTTGCTCCGCGCTGGGACGGATTGGCTGTAACCTGCGTGGTAATCTGTTTCCAGAAACCGTTGATGATGGTGAAGAATTTCAGGTCGAGATCGTCCGTAATGATACCACTATTGGTAACATTCTTGGCGTCCTTGTCGTTGAACCAGAACAGGCGGTACCAGAAGTCCATAATGGAGCGCTCCAGAACCTCGATGACGATGTTCATGTAGTCCGTATCCGTGAAGTCTGGAATGTCGACGCCGGTGCGGAGAGAGTAGATAGTTGCCGACTGCTGAAGGTCAGTGTAACACTGGGACAGGAGGATCTCCCAGGTGCCGGGTTCCCATTTCAGCTTGCGGGTGTTGATGTTCCACGGCTGAGGAGTCGGGTTACACCCGGTGTTGACCACGCCGACCATGCCACCCTCCCCGATGTAACCCACCTCGGTGTTAGTGACGATGTCGGGGAAAACTGTGTGAATGGAGTTGATGTCAGGACCCTGAATGGTGTCCTCCATAATCATCTCCGAGATTGCCTGAATGACACGCCCACAAAAAGTGAACTTGTCCATGTCGAGGAATCCGCCGTTTTTAACTGCCATAGTTCTTAAAGTTTTTGAGTTTGACTACTTGAGAATCTTTTTGGCAGCGTTGACCTTCTGGAGCTTTTCGCGAGCTTCGTTTTTCAGGTCAGCTGCCGAGGGTTCGGGCTTCTTGCCTCCGGGCAGAACCGTCTTGCGATTCTTCGGGCGGTAGTTGCTACCACGAAGGTTGCGGAGTTCGTTCTCCTGCTCCTCGATGAGGTTCGTTGCCTCGTCGAGCATCGCCTCCAGTGCTGCAACGCGGTCCTCGAGAGACTCGGTGTCTTCCATCTCGATGCTGGTGACGATGTTGTCCTCGACAGTAACCACCCGGCCGTCTTCCAGAACGACAGTGCCCGACGTCTCGCCGTTGGCGAGAGTTGCCTCTACACCTTCGGCCAGATTGTCCTCTTCACCTACGGTCTGGAGAACGACCTGACCCTCAGCATCCAGATAGTCGAAGTTGGCGGGAGCGCCTTTCTTGCCATTCCGGAATGCCTTGACTTTGCTCATGAATTTTTCATAAGCGCTTTTTTCGTTTTTTGCCATAGCATTAAAAATTTGGTTTGTGTTGTATGAATTGATTTTGGAAATGAATCCCAAGTCAAGAAGTGATTTGGCATCATGGATGCGTTCCTCATGCATGACATTGCGGAGCCGTTCCCGGTCCTGACCTGTTCTCTCGACATACACGTCAAGAATAGCCTCCTCCTCCAGAGCAAGCTCTTCGGCAATGCTACGAGCATCGTCGGAAGTGAGCCAATCCCCGACCGGCATGTATACCCGATGGATGAGTGCCCGGCAATTCCTGTTTGCCGACCGGTTCTCTGCCGGAGCTGCCAACAGGATGCACACTGCCATCGAGTGGCATCCCCCGACAATATTTGTATATATCGTCCTCCCGCTCATGCGAAGAAGATCGTAAATCTTGAAGCCCTCCTCAACAGAGCCCCCGTCACAGTCAATGTTGATGCACACCTCCTGTTCATCGGGGTGTTCATCAAGTACCCGGCGGAAGGTCTCCACGGAGCAGATCTCTGAGGTCCCGCCCCAAAGCTCCATCATGACCCGATTCTCTTCGGAGTCAATTGCGCCTTTTAAATTGATGAATATCATGTGCCAAACTATTTCGATACAAATATAATTATTCCTAATAGATATTGAAATACTATTTGTGCTGGATTATTTAAAAATTAGCCCGGTCCTGAATCTGCACGTAGTTAGCATCTTCCCTCCGGATGTCTTCGATCGTAGCAATCACTCTCACCTGGCCAAATGCTTTTTGAATTGCCCTCTCCATGTCAAGCCGATTCATGGGTTCCGATGTCTCAGCAAATGACCGGAGAGCATACCCACCATCCGACCCAACTTTCGTGAAGGGGACACCGCCACCAAGTTCGTTTATGGCTGACAGGAGAGGGAGGAACATGCGGCTCGACTTCTTGTTGATGATGGTCTCGCCTCCTTCCGCCTCAATGTGCACTCCTCCAGCGGCATGACTGGGTCCCTCAATGTATTTACCTCTTGCGGCTTTCGGCAGAGGAGCTGCCCAAAGAGCTGCCATCTGAACTGCTCCCAAAGCCGCAGCTGCTGCAATGAACGGGATAGCCAAAGGGAATCCCATTTTAGCCGATGCCATGATGGAGATGGCAGTATTGATGCCAATCTCGAAGGATCCCATTGCCCTCTCCCGGATAGCTTGCTCCCGTTCGATTTTGGCCAACTCCTTCTCCTTCTGTTTCTCCATCTTGATTTTCTTCTCGTTGTACTGGGCTTCTGTGATTTGGCCATTAGCGTACATGTTTGCCAATGCCTGCTCCTCCCGGCTGTATTGTTCTTCTACCTCCTGAACCCGACGCTCCCCCAAAGCACTGGCCAAGTCGTTGAAAGCATTGGCGAAGCCGGAGGCCATTTCTGCATACTCCCGGAGTTTCTCGATCCGCTCCTCCCATAAAGACTCCTCATTCTCCGCCATCGCGAGTTGAATCTGAGCAATGGCGTCCTCGTTTCCTTGAGCTGCTGCCAATTCAGCCTCCAGATACCTTTTCCGGATCTCGTACTTGGACTTGTGGTTCAACTCGGCTTGAGCGAGCTCCTTGTCGAGGTCCATTTGCTGGAGACGAAGATTGTTGGCTCGGAGCTGGGCCTCCTGCTCATAGGTTTTCTCCCCGGCAGCTTTCCTGGCTTCGATTTGTTTCTGGAGCATCTCATTCTCGAGCTCCAGCTTCTTTCTCTCGTTGTCCGCTGCCTTTGAGAGATCTTCGGCATACTGTTCGTTGAGAACTTGGTTGAACCGGTCAAGTTGCTGTTTGGTAGCGTCCTCGCGGATCTTTTTGATTTCATCCTGGAGGTTCTGCTGAATCTGTTTCTCGAGTTCGGCTCTGTTGACCAGGAACTGCTCATAAGCGGCATACTCTTTCTGGTATTCCTCCTCGCTCATACCTCTCACGAACTGGGGAGGCTGAATGTTGGCCAGCTCCTTCATGGCGTCCTGGTACTTCTGAGTAACCTGAGCAATCTGCATATCGACTGTGCCTCCGGAAGCTACAGCCAATATGTTTGCTCTCACCCCCGCAAGGTAGTCATTGAGCTGTTTGGCTTGGTTCTCGTAGAACTGCTTGTCAGACCGAGCCATGGCATTCAGAGCCGTCTGATACTCCTTGTTGGTGATTTTACCATGAGCTTTCTGGAGAGCAAGACGTTCCCGGGCTCCATCCTGGGCCGCCTTGTATAGCTTTCTCTCGTACTCCATTCTAATAGCGATGCTCGTGGACTGGAACGTGGTTTGGAATCGGAGATCGTCTTCCCGGATTTTCTGCATAGCCTCCGAGTTCTTCAAAGCAACCTCCAGAGCCTTATCGGCAATGGACTGCTGAGCCTCCCGGTTGGCTATTGCAGTCTCGAGAGCCAAGTTAGCAACTGCAGCTCCTTCATTCTCGATAGTCCGGAACAGTTCTTGGTATCGGCCTTTCAAGTCGTCGAGTTCTTTTTTGGCCTCCTTGTATTTGTCCAAGCTTCCGGACCACGTGTTGAGCTCCTCCTCCTTAGCTGCAATCACCTTCTTCAAGGAGTCGAACTCGTCCATTGCAGCCATCTGCCTTTGACGAGCTGCATTCATTTCTATCTCGCGGAGCTTGTTGGCTGTTTTAAGCTGAGCTTCGGCGATCTGTTCCGACGTGGCATGATTGGCTTTGAGGTTCTCGATTTCTCTCTTGCCCCGGATCTCCTCGGCTTTGGACAGAGTGTTCCGCTTGGTCTCGATCTGGTCCAGTACGTATGTGGAGGCTTCGGCAGCTCGATTGTATGCCTCCATTGCCCGAGTTGCTCTCTCCTGAGCTTCCGTATTACTGTTAAATGCGTTCGTAAGAGCAACAACTCCAGCCACCAATCCGCCCACTGCTGCTGCCACCAATACAACGGGATTGGCAGCCAAAGCCGCGTTCCAAAGCCATGTGGCAGCTGCTGCTGCTTTGGTGAGGATGTTGCCAGCTCCTTGTACGGCATTTTTAGCAGCTATCGCTTTCGTCTCGGCGAGAGTCTGGTTGATGCCAACCAGTTGAACCAAGTTGGATGCAGCACGATACGTGGCTTCGGTCTTGGAGAGAGCTGCTTGGAGAGAAGACAAAGAGGAGAGAGCTGTGATGATGGTTATCATCTTCGTCATGGTAGCATTGAGTTCCTCATTCTCGCTCCCCAGTACCTGAGTGGCTGTGGTCCATAAACCGTAGACGGAAGTGATTGCCGAAGTTGCATCCGTGACAGCGACCAGTGTGTCGATTCCTCGTCCAGTCTGGTCAATAGCCGTGTTGACTGTGTCCTCTGCTGCTTTGAGTTCACCAGCTCGCTTAACCATCTCCTTGAAGGATGCTGAACTCGTATCCCCGGCTTGAGCCATCCGAATCAGAGTGTCGGTCAAGTCGTTGAGCTCCTGTTTCAGATTATCCGTTGCCTTCTCGTAGTTACCAACGGATCGGCGGTAGTCCCCGAGTGCCTCCTCTTGAGCTTTGAGTTCCTCAGTGGTCTCTGCAATACGCTTGCCGAGTTCGGCTTTACGAGCCGCGTCCTGCATTGAGTTGCCCAGCTCTGCAAACTCGGCATTGTCCAAAGCCAACTGAGTTCTGAGCTTGTTCAGACTGGCCTCCTGTTGGTTCTGGAGCTTAATGTTATTCTGGATTTGTTTCTGGTACTTATTCGCCTCGCTGTTTATTGCCTTGATCTGGTTGTCAAGCGCATAGTATTCTTGAGCATTCTCCTCAGTTACTTTGCCGAGAGCCTTCTGCTGATCTCTCAACTCCTGGGACCGGAGTTTCAATTCGGCTAACGTCTTGAGGGCATCCTCAGCTGTTACCCGGACATTGTAAATTGTACTTTTCTGTTCTTCGGCCATATCACATGCGTATTAAGTCTACTTTGGTTATCTTTCCAGCTTGGAAGTTGTTTATTTTCGAAACGTAGAACCAGAACCCATGCTCCTCCAGCCATACCGGGTTGAATAGGTCCAGGCTTTGGATGTCAAGCGAGTCCAAAAGAATTTGGGTCTGTAGGATCTTCGGTCTTTTGAGTATATTGTTGATGAGCTTGTCGTAGTACTTCGGAACGTAGTAATTCAAATTTTTGAAATATGCCGTGTATAGTTGTACTCGGGTAAGGGTGTAGCCTACACTCACCTGGGGCCACATATAGTCAGACTTATTGATGTGGACGACCATCGGCTTACTGAGAGCATTGTACTCCCAAGTCGTCTCGGTCATTTCTCCGTTCTCCATCCTCCCTCTATTGATAGTCCAAATCGGGTAGTTAGCAAGTTTGTGAAACTTATTTGTAGTCTCCCAGTCATAGAGAGTTTGGTTGAGTCCTGCCAAGAACCCAATTTGGAACAGGAGTTTGGTGGGCTGGAGGTTGACGTCCGGGATGCTGAACTTGTACGAGTCAGTAACGTTGTTATCTTTGTTGTCCTCCAGCTTTATCTCGTTGGACTGGGCATAGCTGGACAACTGGAAGGTAAGTTTTGTGTCCTTACCTTTTATCAGCTTGTCAGACCAATTCTTCCCGGACGAGCTTCGTCTGTTGTAGAACTCCCGAACTGAGTATGCTCTTGCTACTTTAGTAGCTGGGTTCACGTCAATAGTAAGACCAAACAACTGGAAGAAAGCTTTGACTATGTCTCCCAAGCTCTTGAATCCTGTAGAGGCCAGGAGGTCATAGGTTAGCCCGGGCTGGGGCTTATCCCCCGGCGAAGTTTCCGGAACGGGAGGAGCAGTAATGCTGACCGGGAACCTCATGTCATACTGATTGACAGAGGGATTGACTGTGGCGAGAGATCCGGACACCAGGATGTGCTCTCCTGCCTCCATCGGGATGTCGACCGAAGCGCTGCCGGAAGATCCAGACGACCAGGATCTGGTCAACACTATAGCACTGGTCCCGTCGTTCTTGTAATGGGTAACTTGGACTGCCACAGAACCATTCTGGATGGCAGAAATATTGGACCATGAGAAGCTGAACGTGATGGTCGTGTCCCACAAAGTCATCCAGCTGAATGTTCCTGCTACAGTTCCCATCAATAGACGCCCGGCGACCGGGTCACTGAGAGTTACTCCGGGGTATCCTTGCCATATCACCCCTGCAATGGTGCCAATCGGGGGATCCTGAATCCAGCCAGTTCCGGATGCTTTCGGAGCATTGGGGTTGTCTGCCAAAACGGGGTAGGTGCAAGGCAAAAACATTTCACTCCGGTCAACTGGATCCACGTCAGTCTCGAGACTGTAGCCTGCTCGGTCGAAGATCCACGTTACGAGGTCATACCAGTTGAGATGGGGATAGAACTTGTCCAACTCCCGGACTTGCCTGATTGCCTCCACGGAGATCAGGGAGATCGGGGAGACGTTCGGGTTCTTCTGGAGAGTTGCATATAGCCAAAAGTACAGGACTTTAGATTCCTCGGGGCCGGAGAGGTATCGCTCGGCCTGTCCCATTGTGTCCGTGTACCACTTGAGGAGAAACATGCCAGTTCCGGGATCCTTCGCGTCAGTGTTGTTGAGGGTGTCGAACAAGTCAGCGGTTGCTCCGAGAATCTGGATCCCGATTGACGTGTCAGACACGTCTACGATGTTCAGCACTGCTCCCGCCGGGGATATGAGTGCTCCCTCATAGAATAGCTGGCAAGGGAACTTCATGTATGGCACATACGATCCCGAGCCAATTACAAAACTGAACTGGAATGCTTGCTCGTTATGGGTCGTCCTGGGCAGACTGATACGCTGGGAGTACGAGGCATTCCTGTCTTTCAGCTCCGCCAGGTTGTTGATCTGGTAATTCATCGCAGGAGCATCCAGCGGGAGGTCCAGTGACCAGACCTCGCCGTCAATGCCTTTCATGAGTAGTTCGTAGTTCATATCACCACTGAGTTTGTTCGTCAATAAGCTGGAACTCGTAGCTAACAGTGTTCCGGGGAGTCTTGGTGTCCCAAGTTAAGTCCGTGTCATTTACTAGGACTCGTTGCCATACTCCAATTTGATAGTTGTAAACCTGGACCAAAGGCGAGAGAGCAATTCCTTTGAGCAGATTAAAGTCATTCTCATCAAGCTGTTCTGCTCCTGCTTGGACTATGTTCTTAAACTCCGGAGCTAACTCGCCTCTCGTCTGTGCGGCATATGGGTCTCGTGAATTCGCTAATACGTATTGGTCTCCCCGGTCAACCTCCTGCGTATACTTCTTGTGTTGCTCAAACATGTAAGTGTCCCATCCGCCTTTCTGGTTTATCCAGCGAATGTAGAATGGGTTGCAAGGAGTTTCTGCATCAACGTAACGTATATGCCATTTGTCGGAGTTCAAGGGCAAATTGCGATCCTGGACAATGACGTAGTCAGCACCATCTGCCAGCTCCTCGTCGAACTCGAGGACAAACGGAATGTTAACCCGGGGAGAGATCTCCATTTTCTGGAGAATCGTAGTCCCCGTATACATAACATTCACTTCCATGGCTGATTGCATGTTTATTGCTATCGACCCCTTAGCAAACAGGGTTAGGAAGTTAGGGTATCCAAAATACTTCTTAACATATAGTTGTCCGTCCCCGTCAGGAACCCGGTCCGTCAACACAAATCCTACGGCCCTTTCGGAGAAGTCAACGCTGTAGCCTCGGGGACCAACTCCCCGGGAGGCATATCGGACGTTGAAGTTCCGTTCGCCAATGCCTCTGTAGGCGTATGCCGATATGAGATTGTAGTCAATGCCAAAACTTACGACTGTACTAATGTACGGGAATGTTCGGGGACGATCTCGGAATCCGGCTTTGGCCAAAAAGCTGAGATCGTACTTCTTAGTCGTCCCAAATCCAGAATCCCTGTAGATGTCGATGCTTTCGGATAATGAGTTCGCTGCTTTAACTGGACTGGGACTATACCCAACATAGTTCTTCCCGTAAGCCAAAGACATGTTTGTGAGAGTGACCTTTACTCCGGCTGTCTCTCCTTCCTTCCCAGCGTATACGATTAGTACCGTATTGGGGTGTCTGACATATTCGGTAGTCGGGACTTGGACCCTCCATGCCATAGAAGAGCCGATCATGAGATCGGTCGCAGCAACTTTAACTACCCCGTGTCCTTCTGCATTTCCTTGATATAGTGCGACCGTCAATGAAGTTGCTATGTTCACTGTGCCACGGCTAACCCGGAAAGCATACCATTCCCCGGGTACCATTCTTCGGGGAATTACGAACTCTCTGAACCAATTTTTGCTCGTGCCGGCATCCATTACTTCGACCTCCTTGTTGTCGAGGATATTAAGTGAGATCATGTTGGCCTCATCGAAGTTCTGGGTCTTGACCTCGAGTCCAAGTGTGGAGTCGTCAGTCTCAACTGGTATTTGCGAATATGCTGAGTATAAAGAATCCTCAGCCGGTTGATTGGTAATTGCCATATCGCGTTATATTATATATCCGTGGTCCATATTGTTGTCAGGAGTGAATGCCTCTTCAATGAGGACCTCCATTGTCTTGTCCAAATGCTGAGCCAGGTACTCCTCGAAGTTATCAGCGGGAGTGTCGACCAGGTCAACGTAAATGTGATTGCGGTAAAGCTCTGAGCCTTCTCGTTTTATCTTCCATGCAGTGGCATTTCCGAATCGGACCAGATCCTTGGGATCCGAGAAGGTGATGCCTTTGAGCTTTGCCCACTCCATGATGATCTGTCCCAAATTGGCAGGTATCTTTCCAGGACCTCGACCCCGGATGAGAGTGTAGAAGTAGTTCGGAGCTTCGATTGTTCCCCAAACTGTTTCGCCTTCCCGTCCCGTCTGGACTGTTATCTGAGCATAGGTTCTGCCCGAAGCTTCCTGCCCGGCGTCCTGTGATGCCCGAATGATCTCGTCCCGCATCTGAGTGAGACCCTCAGCCAATATCTGTTCCAGCTCTACCGCCATTTGTTTCGAGGTTTGCGAGCATTGGCTTTCTGCTGAGCCTTACGCTCCAGTTCCTTGTTCAGTCGCTCCCGGAAGAGGTGACTCTGCAAGTTGGTGAAAAGGAGGTTGTATACCTTTCCGTATTTCCACTCCAGGATCTCGTCCGGGTCCTTCGAGTAGTCCTTGGCCAGTGCAGTGATGGTAGCCATCTCGCCAACCACCATGGAGAATTGGGCAATGCCGGCTGCCTTTTCCTCGGCACTGGGCTCGTACTTGAGCTCAGTCTGTTCTCGCTCGATCCAGTATTTAATGCCCAGAAGAACCTCATACCAGTACTCGACAATTTCTGAGGTGTTCCTCAGACTCCATTTGACGCCAAGACATTGCATGCCTTCTTTCATCTTGTCGATGTCGGTCATCTCCTTGTCAGTGATAATCCGGCCAAGCTCTATGCGTTGGCCGAACGTCATCTGACCGCCTTGTATGTCGATTCGCTGTATCATTTTATGTAGCAATGTTTGAGACTCCAATAGGGCTCAGGAATGTCCCCGACTTCTACTTTGCTAACGATGAGCCTAAAACCCGGACCCATGTCAGGATACGTCACACTCGACTTCTTCCATCCGTCCTCTTTGGTCCATGCGTAGTCTACAACAACGTCCCCGGTTTCATCCAAACTAAGCTGGGCAACAAAATTGTCTGTTTGCGAGATGGAGAATACTAGTAGCGGGAGACCCACCTCATGAAACAGGGATTGGCTCCATGCAGGAGGATAGACCGGCATGGGCAAGTCCTGGCGGTCGAAGAACAAAGTGCGTCCCGACAAGTCAAATCCGGGCTTTACCACTTCAAGGAGGGGACGCCAGATCCTGTCCTTGTACATATCGATACACCAGTCCTGCTTGAAGGTGAACTCCAGTCCCACACTGACCTCGTTGGCGTCGAACCTGGCAGACGGGTACAACACCCGAACGGTGTTCATGATGTCGGGATATTGCTTGACCAGTTGTGAGTTCTTGAGCAAGTAGAGGAAAGGCCGGACCATCTGTTCCTCAATCTGGTTCTTCAACTCCAGTCGTCCGATGGTGGGCGAGTTCTTGCTAAACTTCGTGTCGCCTTTGTAGGCATCGTTGGCCATAGGCTCGAACTTGCAGAAGTAAACCTGCATGATGGTACGCTGAGTGGGGTAGCCCCGATATGGCGTATCGTAGTAGCCAGTGGTGGGCTCCTCAACATAGACGAAGTCGGACGAGGTCCGATTGCCGCCCGAGTCTGTCACGAACCTCTCCATCGTGTCCACTTTGACGTTCAGCATCCGAGCCTGGTCACACTCAAAGACGGCCAGAGGGTTGACCATCTTGACCATGTCGCGGATAATAGTTATGATGTCCAGTATCATCGTTTTGCTGGGATTATAATTTTGGCGGACTTCATGCCAGTCGCCTTCGGCTTGATCTCAAATATCATTCGCATGATGAGCATGTCCAGGAAGTCCGGTGACCTGCCGAGGAGCTGCTTCATGGTGTCCTTGGAGATGAGCTCTCGCTTCTGCTCAGCGGAGTTCGTGTTCTTGGACTTGAGCACCGTCATCTCCTGCTTGATTTTCTCCTGAACTTCGGGAGAGCAGATGATGTGGATCTGGCGCTTGTTGATGAGCTCCGCCAGCTTGAATGCGCACTCCGACTTGATGTTGTTGTACGTCTTGGAGTCAATAGCTGACTGTCCTCCGTGGAACTCCCGAATGCCTTTCAGGTAGCTCTCCAAGTAGAACCCAAGTCCGTCAGCGTCAGAGACGATGCTGGACCGGGGGACTTTCAGACCGGTGGCCAATTTAGCGATCTTCTCCTCCATCTCCTTGCCTTCCGAGAAGCCTTTGGCGATGGGGATCCGGCAGACCATGCCATCCCAGGTTCCAACCACCCAATTGTCTCGTCCTTTTCCAGCAAGGTCAGTGCTGATGAACCTGTCGCCCGTCGGAAGCACGAACTCATTGCTGAACATGTCGCACACTGCGTCATAGTCTACCAGCCAATTCGGGTCATCGTCATACTCCCAGTTGCCAAAGACCAATCGCTCGATCTGCGACTGGGTCAGGTTCCGGAGAAGCCCCTCAATGTACGTGTCTGGGAGAGTCTTGTTGTCCTGGGGCAGAGCTTTGACGAACCGACGCCAAGGAGGCAGCTTGTTCTCCTTCCATGGCTTGTAGTAGTCCGTGTAGAGGAAATTGTTGGACGGGTTGCAGGTGATGAGAAGTTTGGGAGCCAGCTTGTAGACGTCGTTCTTCCATCGACCGATGGAAGCCTGGAGGTTGGTCTTCGCCTCGCGGATAAACTCGCCACCCTCTTCGATCCATCCCCGAGTCATCTGCATGGAGCCGAACCTCTCGTACATGGGGTCACTGGGGTTGTACTTGGCGTCGATTAGGTAGATGCGGCTTTTGTTGTACAGTTCAAAGAAGTTGTATTGACCATTGAAGTGGTAGTAGTTCTCCGTGATGCCCCAATGAGCGAATACCTCGTAGATGGAGGGGATTGTGTACCGGACCAGGTCGGCAGCCGTCTTACGCGCAATAAAATAAAATGTCTCCGGGTAGGTGAGGGCATCGCCGGCTATCAAGGAACACCCGAGGTAGGATTTGCCAGCACCTTTCGTGCCAGCATACAGAATGTCAGTGACTGAGTCATCAAGCCATAACCGAGCCACTTCCTTCTGCTTCTCGTTGCCTTTGGTATCAAATTGAAGCCGGCGTCCCATATTATTTTACCTCCATTCCTGTTATCTGCTCGAGAGTGATGCCTCCCGTCACATTGACATTGGTCTTTCGGCCTTGAAGCACCTGGATGAGGCTGGCAGCGTACTTGCCAACCAGTGCTCCCTCAATTTGCTGGGAATTGATGGCGTCCTCGATGGTGCCACCAATTGCAGCTGCTACCGGGTCTCCCGTGAGCTCCTCGTACTCAACAGGATTGATGCCAGCAAACAGCCTAAATGATTCGATGGTCATCGGGCGGGAAATGTAGACGCTACAGTCTTCGCCATTCTTATTCTTGTGAGACTGGGAGAAATAGTTATCCTGCATGAATTTGCAGTACTCGATGAATGCAAAATAAAGCTCCTCCGCATCGGTGGGCTTTACAAATTCCCCGGCGTCTCGCCTTTTCTGTCCCTCCTCCATATAGGCGAGCGGACTCATTTTATATGTACTTCGTGCCATGCCTCAAATATAATCAAACCTTATACAAATTAAAAATTTATTTCTGCACAACAATCCCCGGAGCGTTTGGCCCCGGGGATCTTTAATTTATTCGCTTACGCGAATGAGGGTCACGCCGAACCATAGAAACTTGACCGAAATGCCATTCGGCCAAATCATGCCTTCGTGGACCGTGGCGATGGAAGGGGTCCAATTACAGTACTTGGTATTAACCTCCGAGTATAAAGCCCAGTTCTTCCCGAGCTGCTTAAAGTGTTTTGCTTTCATGCTTGTTTGGTTTTAATTTCGTATACGCGAGTGCCGTCCAGTATTTGTGGGTCGAGAGAAGGCCCAATTTGGCACCAATTCTACTGGACCAATTTGGCACCAGTTCTACTGACTCTACCAGTTCTACTGACTCTACTCGCCTACGACTTCTTTTTGAATTTTTGAATCCGTCTCTCCGCTCTCTCCATCTGTTTGATGGATCTGTTCAACTTCCGTTTGGGGTTGATCCACCATTGGCGAATTCCCCCGATAACAGCGAACAGACCGATGATGGCCAACAGGTAAATTGCAATCATTTTCTACGCCTCCTTTCTAATTTGGTTTGTAGTTTGCGGACCTCAACCCAGTCCTCGTGCCGCATCCATTCCGGACGGGAAAACAGAGTCAGCTGACCCCGTGCTATTCGCATGGTGGTCTTTTTCAATTTGCGGGCGTAGTCCAGGACCTCCCGCTCCTCTTTTGAGTAGATCCCCAGCCATCGCCGGAACACTCCAAGTTTCCCAGTTGGGGGTAGCCCCAATTTCTCAGTTTTTTCCATAATAAACAATATTTGACCAGTAGTAAACAATAAAATTTCTTATTGTTTCTCACCTAAGTGATTGATATTCAATTGATTAGGTCCCCAATTCTCCTCCCGAGAAACAATGTAAACAATGTTTCTGTGCACTCTATTTTGTGATTTTCCATTTCCTAAATTGGTCATAATTTTCCTCATATTCCCTATTCAGGTTTTCCTCCTAAATTATTGTTTACATTGTTTACAAGGGCCTAAATCATTGATATTCAATCGATTATCGAGAAACAATGATTGTTTATTATTGTTTCTCATTGTTTACTGCTGTTTTAATTTAAGTGATTGATTATCAATGATTTGGGATTCTTTCCACCGGAATGATAAACAATAAACAATAGGGGTCCCCCGGATTTTAGGGGAGGGGCTGTCGAGATTTTTGCCAATAAACAATGAAACAATGGTTTCACCAACTTTTGGGGCCGGGAGTCCCCCCTGATTTGTAAACAATGAAACAATGGTTTGACCAACTTTTGGGGCCGGGGCCATGGGGAAAATTGTAAACAAAGAAACAATAAAACCATCAACTTTTGGGGCCGGGGGTCCTATTCCCCCGTGGACCCAAAGCCCCCCACTCCTCTCTCAGTCGATTGCGGGAAAAGCTCGGCCTCCGACTCGAGAACTTCCACCCCGACATAGAAGACAGGCATCACCAAACCCTGAACCAGCTTCATCCCCGGCTTGAGGATGACGGGATCCTTGCCGACGTTCATGACGTGCAGATGGATTTCTCCTTGGTAGTCTTCGTCAACCACGCAGGCTCCAACTTGGAGCTGATACCTGGCGGCAATACCGCTCTTGTTGAACATGATGAGGGCACACCCCCGGGGTATTCGAGCTTTTATCCCGGATGGGATGTTGATGCTTTCGCCCGGCCAGATCTGTTTGGCTTCGAAGTCTTCCGGGATGTAGAAGTCCAACCCGGCGGACAGACTCGTTCCTCGGGTCGGGGTCTTGACGTTTCTTACTTTTACGATTTTCATTTTTTAAAGTATTTTTCGAGCCGAGCTCGATGTGTTGTACCTGATGAGAGAGATGCTCCTTCTATGAAATTGTAACGTGTGTGGAGAGGCAGCTCCTGAAATGCCTTCCTGAACGGTTGGCCCTCCGATTCGAATATCTTGCCCGCAGGATTGCCGGGTGTAACGTCCTTCATTTTTCGGGACTTGATCCACCACAAAGCCTCTTCCCGATTTATGGAACGTATGGAAGGTCTAACAGATCCCTTCCGGAGCGTCATTTTGAACCACTGAGCCTCCGTATTGGAGTCATCTTCCCTAAACCATACCCGGTAATATCCAATAGCTATTGCCATAAGTTGTAGAATATTTCGTGACACTTCTTGCGGTACGCCATCGGGTCCTGCCGTATACTTTGGCACTTGAGAGGCTCTTTGGGACGTTCGAGAATCTCCTGAGGCAGGACGTCGCTGAAAGCATCTTTGAGAATGCGCTTGTGAGTTCTGTCCTCCCGGGGCAAACGGAGAGCGAACCTGACAACGTCATGTCCCAGGAATGGTGACCGGAGTTCAACTGTGCTCCTCATGGAAGCCCGGTCAAGCCGAGGCATGTGGTAGAACGGAAGTTCCTGGAACACGTCTGAGAGCTGGGAGTCGTAGTCATCGACTCGGCGATAACCCCCGAAGAGTTCATCAGCTCCATCCCCGGTCAGAATGACCTTCTCCTTGACCTTCTCCATCAATCTGAACTGGGGGATCATGGAGCCCAAGTCGATGGGGGTTTCGTTGTAGCGGAGACACCTCTCCAGGCAATCATCATCGGGGATAGGGCCAAGAGAGGTGATAGAAACCCCTAAAAATTCGGACAATAGCATGCCAAATTTTGATTCATTATTCTCCACCATATAGAGATTAACCCCCAGGCCCATTCGATGAAGAATAGAGGCAATTATGGATGAATCCAGTCCTCCAGAAACCAAAGCTCCGACCGGGATCTTAGAGTACATTGCCCGGCGTTTTACGGACCTCTCCACCAAACCTCGGAGGACTTCGGCGAACTCGGATTTTGCGAAATGGCTCCGCTCCCCGATCCCCCATCTGTAGTAGTCCCTCCGGACAATGGTGGGCTTCACCTTCATGTCGTCGAAAGAGTAGACCGTGTTCGGCATGATGCGCTTAACTGTGTTCCACGGAGTCCTGTCATCCCAGTTGTAACCCCATTTGAACACTTCCGACTGATAGTACCGGTCGAAGTCTCGGAAGTCCGACACTAACGGGGTTATCTCCGAGCAGATTTCCCCGAATTGGTTGTAGTATAGCTGCTTCTTACCGAGTGGATCGGTGAAAGCAATAATTTGACCCTTTCGGTACCAGCATATTGCCCACATGCCATCCCAGTTGTTGGCTTCATAGATGATGTCTTCGAGACACGAGGATCCAAACAGGTCGCGAAGATACTCGACGTCGCTGGAATACCTCGTAGGATAGTTGTAGATTTCCCCGACGTAAAGGAGCCATCCGTTGTCTCCTGCCAGTTTTATGGGCTGAGCCAGGTCATCCCCTGGCTCAGTCTGAATGGGCAAACGAACATGACCGAGGAACCATCCTCCTTCGGCAATCTGGACGGATTCGATGCCCCTATGCTTGATCTGGTCAATGGCGTTAGCCCTTCTTGCTATACTTATTCCGCACATATCACTTGAGTTTATTTTTGAGAGCGTCCATGAGACAAACGATCCCTATTCCGATTACTACTGCTATTGCCAGCCCGATGATGATAGGCTCCTCACTTCCTCCTGTCATGACTTTTCTTCGAATTTTCGAGGATCTGTTGTGCCTTCTTCTCGATCCAGTCGAGGTAGCACTTGCTATTCATGTGGGGTCCTGTCAAGAATCCCGAGCATCCCGGGCAGAATATGCAGTCATCATAGTACAGATGAGCATTAGCTCTTGCATCTTCTATAGTCACAGCTTAATATATTACCCATTTGGAGAGGTCTTCGTTGTATGCATGAAGGGACCCAGCGAAGTAATGCAGAGATCCCTTCTTGAGAGAGGGATAGGTGGCTGCGAGGATGTTGAACACGTAGTCCATCATGGCCTCCGTCAACCAGATGTCAATTGCGAAGTGCTTGAAGAAGTCATTGCTCCGGATGTAGTATATCACGTGGAGCCGGTTATTCCGGATGAGGAATTGGTAGCTGACGGAGCAAGGCACGCGAGTCAAAGCCCCGGCTGTTGCCCGGGTGTCCTCCGGCTCGAAGATCATGACCATTGCTCGTCTGGAGTGCGGGTCGTCCCGGAGAGTCATGATGACATTGTCCAACTGGTGTATTTCGGGTCCCTTGTGGAAGATGTGAAGACGCTCCGAGTAGGTGTAGTCGAAGCGACCCTCCTGACGAGTCTTGCTCACCAGCTTCTGCCACAAGTCCCGGCGGATCTCCCAGCTTTTACCGGGGTTGACTCCGTTTCGGTCAAGCCGGTCGGAGAGCTCTGCTCGGCAATACTTCTCAATTAGCTCGGCCTCGTCTTTGAACATAAAGTCGAGCATCTCGCGTTTGCCGAGATACGGCTTTGAGATGACGAAGCTCACCCCGATGAGTTCCTTGGTGAGCCGGTCGTCTCCGCTGAGTTCTTGGTTTTGGTAATGGTTGACCGGGACCGTGATGCCGGAAACCTTGAGCTCCCGATCCATCTCCCGGATCATTTCGAAACAGTCTTTGAATATTCTACCCATGTCAATATTTGGATTTAATGCGAAACAGATTTACTTGATACTTCAACGACCAGAGCTCTTTGACTCGAGTCTCGGAGAGACCCAAATTTCCGAACATTATGACGAAGTCATTCCATATCGATTTGAGCCGGTCCTCGAAAACCACGAGGTCTACCATGTACTGAGACTGACGCCACTCCCGATTCTTGAGACAGTTTGCTGTCATCCCGATGGCTCCGATCAAGGCGAGCATGTCCGCCTCCCAGAAGTCGCCTTCTAGAAATTTGACCCATTTGGGAAGCGTCCAATCGAAAGTAGGAGTCATGCCATAAAGATGATAAAGCTCCAGCATGAAGTTGAATGCGTCAATCAGCTCTTCTTCAAAGTGCTCGCCATCGGGTTCCTCTTCAGCAGCCTCCTTTGCCTCAGCGAGCTCTTCAACGATCTGCCAACAGAGTTTCTTGAAAAGCTCCTGATCCTCCAAAGTGTTGATGTCAAAGTTCGCGATGCGTTCTTTGAAATAGGGTCTGTACATGAGCTGGAGCTCCCCCTGTAGAGCATAAATCTCCTTCCAGCTTTTAGTGAATGGTTTAAAGTCTTGTGTATTCATGGCTTGATGTTTGGGAGTGGATTGTACTATTCCGGATCGTTTTTGTGGGAGTAGTATACAGCTATTCTGCGCCCCTCTTCTGTGAGAACATGTTTGATCTCATGCACCTCGATGGGACTGATCCGGATGAAGTCCACAGCCTCCGAAATGGTTGAGAAGTACGTAGGTACTACTCCCGGAGCTTTTAACGGCTTGGGTTCCTCGAGTTCGTTGTTGATGGCCCCGATTGTGGCTACCATGTCAAGGAGATTGTCCTCCTTGTGTGCATTGGATTCACGTGCCATTTTCACTGCCACTTGGACCCAAGACACGTCAAGAGCGGTCAGAGGCTTACCGGTAATGACCGAGGCGATCTCTGCGGCCTTCTGGTTGCATTCCATGAATGGTCCGTATTGTCTCTCCTTCTCCTCCGACCGCTCGTTAATGATTTGGTCAGCGTGTTTAAGTATGTTACTCATGATTTTTAGTATATAGGTTAGACCCCGGGGAGGGACTCGAACCCTCCTGTACCACTCCGGGGTGCCAAGTGGAGTGACGGCTCCACTTGGCGAGGAGTTCTGACTTACTCCTCAGTCGGTGCGTTCTCCGGCTCGTTCTGTTCTGCTTCGGGAGCTGCTTTGGGAGCTGCCTCGTCAGCCTTCTTCCGGCCGCGCTTCGGCTTCTCCTCGGGAACCGGTGCCATCTCGCCGAGCTCCAGGTCCTTAGAGTCGATGCCCTTGCCCCAGACGTGCCCGTCGTTGGTCTTGATGCGGTACTGGATGAAGTTGTTGCGGGGATCGAGACGAACTCCGATGATGATGCCGTCGGTCTGCTCCTTGGTCTTCGTGCAGATGAACTTGCAGAAGCGACCGATGTTGGTTTTGGCATTCTCGAGGTTAGCCTTTGCATCCTCAGCTGATACCTCCTTCTTCAGCGGACGGGGTTCCTTGGGCTCCTTCGGGGCTTTGGTCTTGCGAGCCTTCTTCGGCTTCTCCTCGGCGACTTCGTCGTTCTCCTTGATGCCGTTCTCGGCTTTGTACTCTTCCGTTTCGGTAGCATTGTAGACAGCGCCCTCCTCTGCCGGATGCTCCTGGGATGCTCCTCTCGATGCGAGGATGGACTGGATGGCGTCAAGCTCGTCACCGGTCTTGACCTTGGCCAACTTTTGAAGAACTTTCGAGCTGTAGCTCTTGTACTTTTCGATAAACTTTTCCATAGTGTTTAGTTGTTAAGTGTAGCGTAAAAGTAAGAAAAAATGTTCAATTAAAAAAATTTTTCACCAGAAAAATTGAAATTATTTCAATCCAATTCGACTGTGATTATGTCCAATATGTTGGAGGTTCTCATGCTATTGACTGCCAGTAGAGCCCTTCTGATCTCCAAGTCCCTCATTGCTCGTTTTGCTTGAGCAATGGCCCTGGATTTTATTCTTCCGTCGGGGATAGCTGCTTCGTAGCTGTTGTAATCCTCGTCCATTAATTCGTAGTAATATCGTTTCATTGTCCTTTTGTTTGTACCACAAATATAATACTTCTGCGGCAAATACTACGATGTTTTACGATATTTTTTCAGATATTTTTCGACCCTCGCTTTTACAGCTTCCATGAGAGCATCCTGCCCCCGTGTCTTCGCTTTCTGGGCTCTTATGACGTCTTGGTCCACTGTCTTAGAGCACACCAGTTTATTGACTATCACAACCTCCTTTTGTCCTTGTCGATCAAGCCGAGCATTGAACTGTTGCTCCAACTCGAGAGAATAGGTCTGTCCAAACCAGATGATCCGGTGTCCCCCGGCTTGGAGGTTGAGCCCATGACCCCCGGAAGCCGGGTGCATCAAAAGAACCTGGATTCTGCCAGCATTCCAGTCAGCAATGTCCTTCTCCGTTTTGAGTTCTCGGGGCTTATACTTGGCGAGAGCCTTCATGAGCCGGTCTCTGTCATGCTGGAAGGTCCAACCTATGAGGACTGACTGTCCCCCGGCGTCCTCAATGAGTTCCTTCGTGGCTTCGATCTTCAACGTGTGCACCTCATGGGCCACTCTCTGTTCATCGTACACTGCTCCATTGGCAAACTGGAGGAGCTTCGTGGACAAAGCTGCTGCATTGACAGCTGGTATCTCTACGGCGTCCCCGAGCTGATCAATCATGCTGAGAACTTGTTCCTCCTCGAAGGAGTCATAAGCTTTTTGGATTTCCGGGGGCATCGGGATCTCCACTATGTTGTCGATGCGCTCGGGGAGATCGAGGTAGTCCTTAGCTTTCATGCTCATGCAGATGTCCCCTATCTTTGAATATATGCGCTCCTGATTCTCTTTGGATATGTCGTACGAATATACAATATGCCCGTTTCTACGTCCTGGCTTAAAGTAGTTGTCACGATAGTGGGATATGTATTTGCCCAAGCGCTCTCCCCGGTCCAGGAGGTACATTTGGGCCCAAAGGTCCATAAGACCGTTGGGTGCCGGGGTACCAGTCAAACCTACTACTCGGGAGAGTGAAGCCTGAACGTGCTTAAGAGCTTTGAATCTGATTGACTTGGGGTTCTTGAAACTGCTGAGCTCGTCGATGACCACCATGTCGAATGGTAGGCAAGATCCCCCGTAGAGCCCGCATAGCCAAGCCACGTTGTCTCTCCCGATGGTGTATACGTCTGCCTTCTTGGCGAGAGCCTCACGACGTTGACGTTCTGTTCCGATGATGCGAGACACTTTAATGTGCTTCAAATGGTCCCATTTCTCGACCTCCTGTGTCCAGACTGATTCGGCTACTCTTTTGGGAGCTATGACTAATACTCGTCGGACCTCGACCTCTTTAAACATGAGCTCGTTGATGGCTGTCAAAGTAGACACTGTTTTACCCAATCCCATGTCCAGGAACAGAGCACAGTGGGTGTTGTCTATGATATGGTCTATAGCCGTGAGCTGATAATCATGTAAGTCACTATATTTCATATTATGTGTACTTCTTTTACTCCCTCGAAGTCTTTTCTAAACACAAACCACGCATAATTAATGGCTCTTAGTACTGTGGAAAAGTCTCCGTTTTTACCGCAACCCTCGCGCCCTCTAAGGATGTATATATCCGACAAATATGGTTCAAACACAGCCCTTTTTTGAGCAGTTATCCACTGTAATTGAAATAGCATTGCGATTATCCCTGTCCCCTTTTGGATCTCTATCGCTTTTTTAACAAATTCATCAGCCAGTGAATAAGGGGGGTTCGTTATAATTGAACCCTCGAATAATTCGGTCCTCTCTAAAAAGTTAAACCCCGTATGGCCAAACCCCCGATCGAACAGGTCTGATGATTCTACTTCGAATAAATAATCTTCTAAGACCATACTAATGTGACCCCCCCCACAAGCAGGTTCTAAAATTTTTCCAAGTTCATATTTATCCGAAACCCGAGAAATAAATCTCTCAACCATAGATGGGTGAGTAGCATAGTAGTCACCCTCTTCTTTAATTGCTCTGTCAATTCTTGCCTGAGCTAAATTTGCATTGTTCTTCATACTCCTTTATTATTTTTTTAATTTGTTCAGGGGTGTCTACGACCTCTACTCTGAAACCTAAAGCCCTAATTTTTCGGTGCATGAAAAGTTGAATCTTCCGGGGTTTCTTGCCCGGGGCCTTCAGTTCCACAAACAATATCCTCCCCCCAGGAAAAAGGCACATACGATCGGGGAGCCCAGTGATATGGGACGACAGTAACTTTAGACACCACCCTTTGAGCTTTACTTCTACGGAATTCTTCAACGAACGCTCTAATGTCTTTTCGCTTTCTATATTTTTCATACCCCACCCTCATTGCAAAATTAATCGAGTTTTCGCACGTAATATTTTTGCTTTCCATAAATGTGGAAATTTTTAGTAGACTTGCACGGTTCCCATTCGGGCATGCTCTTCAACAAGTCATTGATTTCTCGGGTCTTATACCGGTCCATGTCCTCCCTGTTCCGCCCAAGACATTCGCACCATATCTCAGCAACACACACGTAGTCTCGGGGGGTGGTCCCTTTGGGATTTAACTCATCGACCAGGAAGTCTCTTCTCTGGTAGAGGTCCATTGAGTCCCAGTTGTCCGGGAGTTGACGTTCCAAGTACGCCTCAATGATGCCTTTCCGTTCATCCGACTCGCTGTGCGAGCTTTGCTCATTTTTGGCTATTTTTTCTGCTTCATGGCTCAAATAGAGTTTTTCCTTGGATTTGTACAGGACAACTGCCTCAGCCCATATCTGGTCTATCTCGTCGTCCAGTTCCATGAATACGTCTTTTTTGGCATTGTTGGGGACCACGTCCACTGGCATGAAGCGTCTGTTGCCAGTGGGGTCTCTCAGGAATTCGCTGTCGTTGGTGGTGCCGAAAAAGACGCATTGCCGGGGATATATCTCAGAAGTTCTGGCATAAGCTGGTCGGAATGAATCTTCGGACTTAGATATGAAATGCTTCACTGACTCAACCTCCGCTTTGCGGAGACCGGAGAGCTCAGCTATTTCAATAAGCCATGCCCCCTGGATCTGCTCGAGAGCCTCCTTTCCTTGGACTGTAAGGAATGTATCGCTAAACCAGGATTTTCCCAATTTTTTGATGAACGTACTTTTGCCGGATCCTTGAGGTCCTACGAGCATAAGCACAAGGTCGAATTTGACCCCAGGATTCATAACTCTGGCAACTGCTCCAACCAGCATCTTGCGGATGGCTTCGCGAGAGTAGATATTGTCGTCAGCCCCCATGTAGTCAATCAGGAGTTTGTCCACCCGTTGGATCCCGTCCCATTTGAGGTCATTGAGGTAGTCCAGAATCGGGTGGAAGTGGTTGCGTTCAAATTCCAGAGCCATGGCATCGTCGATCTTTAGCGAGGACGTTATGCCATATACGCAACCCAAATAGTTCCTGACTCCGGAATAGTCTACGTTCTTGACCGGCTCCGGCTTAACAACCCGACGCCACGGGAGATTCCCGAAGACGTACCTCTTACCGTCAAAGTCATTCTGTCTGAACAGTCTTTTGAATCGGGGGTCGTTTGCAAATATGAGGTTAAGATTGGCATCCGATGAGAGGTACGCTCCTCGAGTATCAACCTCCAGCTCCTTCATCCACTCGACGCTCTCAGCCTCCAGGCCAACCTCCTTTTCGACTACTTCTTCCTGAGTCCGGTCATGTTCTGGATCGGCAAACTCGTACTTGGCACTGTTGATGTGGTCGTTGGCAATGGTGGTCTTAGTGTCGGGGTCATTGCGTACGAACTCCTCCATTGCTGACACACTTGGCAACTTCGACGAGGGATCCTTGACCTTGTCGTCAAGGTGGCCGAATTTGTGTATGCGGACCAAGTCAAACGCATTGCAAAGTTTACCCCCACACGGGTCAGTTCCATGATGGGAATAAGCGAACTTGTCCCCATACACGATCAGACCAGCCGAGGCGCTGCCTTTTGTGTAAGTGTATCGGCCCTCCAATGCTGATGGGACATAGGTGTCAGAGAGAAAAGTCTCTATTGCTTCGGGTATGGAGTACGTCCTACAGAACGCTCCTATGAGCCCCCTCTTTATGGTTGGGTCCTCCTGCTTCTTAACGGCTCTGTCGACAGCTTCGAAACGGGACGAAGCTGTGGGCCAAAGTGATGAGTCCTTCCAATCGGCATAGGAGTTGAGGATCTCGTCAGCATCAATCCATGGACCGTCCTGAACCTTAAAGTAGTAGTCCATGTCCTTCGGCGTAGAAGGCCAGAACATGAGTCGGTTGGTCTCGAAAGTTGAATTGTCGAAAAGGTCTATGCCGATTATCCCGGCAATTTTTCGGCTTATAGCCACATACTCATCAGCCGTGACTTCTCTGCTCAGTGGCATTATTAGTCGATACCGGGGAGACGCATCCGAGTGTTTGTGAGTCCCATGCAGAACAGCTGCATTGTCAAACTGGAGAGTAAAGTCATCCCAGAGGTCTTTGTGGGCAAAGTCCAAGTCGAGGGTCATCAACTGTCTGTGGACCACATTGGCCGGGCTTCTTTTGCCCCCTCTCAGGTAGCCTCCAACGTATCCGCCTACGTCCTTTATTTTGAGCTGGTCTTCCTTGCTTGCAGAAACAAACTCCTTAAATGTTTCAGTGGTCTTGTTCTCCTCCCCGAGTCGACTGACCAATTCAGACCATTTCAGTTTCTTGTTGCTCCATACTTTTGATCTTGCACTCAGTCCGATTGCAATATCAAGTTCCCCGTCGTATGTCATTAGTCTTTCTTATAAAATTTAGTAACGTATCCGTCTGCTTTGAGAGGCAACCCCATTGGCAAGCAATTCAGCCAAGGGAGGTCCTCCCCCATAACTCTACACATAGTTTCCAGACAATCCCCGGCTCGGTCTTCGTCTACCTCTGCAATGACTTCATCATGGACGTGCATTACTATTTCGAAGTCTTTCATAATGCTTAGTCTGTACATTGCTTCGGCGAGAAGATCCCGGGAGATTGCCTGGACTATGTTCTCCACCAATTTGCCCCCGTATGTCTCTACCTCGGTCCATCCTACTGACTGGACCATGCCGTCGTAGACAATGCCAATCTGCCCGAACCTGTTGGGTCTCACACGGGGATTTCTGTAGTATAATTTTCTCCCAGCCGGGAGAGCTATCGTCAAATTGGTCCCGTCATGTTCAAAGACGAGACAACTTACTTTCTTGGTCTTTCTGGTCTGGACGCACTCGATGGCCTTCTCATTCACCTCAGCCCAAAACTCAACAATTTTAGGATTGGCTCGACGCCAAAGAGCTACAATGGAATACATTTCCTTTTTGGACAGCTTCTTCTCTTTGTCCATCTTCTCCATTGCGTTGACCGACCCCTCATATCCGAGTGCCAATTCTGCCGTCTTGCCCCGCTGTCTGAGGTCCGATCCTTTCGTAACCTGCTCAATTGGGACCCCGAACATGAGTGATGCTGATGCCTCATAGATCTTGCCATGAGTGTTGAAGACGTCGAGTCGCCACTTCTCCTGAGCTAACCAGGACAGGACTCGGGCCTCAATAGCACTAAAGTCGGCTACTGCAAACATTTTTCCCTCCGGGGCTATGAAGGCTGTTCGAATGAGCTCAGAAAGGACATTCGGAATGCTGTCGTAACACATTTCGATGAGGTCGTAGTCTCCCTTCTCCACCATGCTCCGAGCAAGACTCAAGTCCTTCATGTGGTTTTGGGGGAGATTCTGGAGCTGGATCATACGACTCGACCAACGTCCTGTTCTGTTGGCCCCGTAAAACTGGAATAACCCGTGAGCTCTCTGGTCTTTGGCAGCACAATTGAGCATAGCAATGTACTTCTTAGTTGAGGTCTTGGACAGTGCAAGCCGACCAGCGAGAACCTCCTTGACCAAGTCGGGAGCATCGGGGGTATTTTTCAAATATTCCAGGATCTCGGGTTTGCCAAGTGCAGGGAAGTTGAGTCCGAAGTTAGTGCTGAGCCACGTCTTCAACTGGGCCAAGCTGTTCGGGTTATCCAAGCCCGTCAGTTCCTTCATCCGGTCGGTCATCTCCTCCGTGTATACCTCATCGAAAGAGATGGCGTTCCCGGCCATGTCGAGATCGATCAAGATGCCCCGGTCATTGATGCTTTGGTCTACGAGGTAGTTCCGACGTTCGAACTCCGGGAATGGGAATTGGTCCAGCTGTTCCACGATGTCGCGTTCGGCAATCACGTCATATTCGGCATACGTCTTGAACTCGTTCCACTTGTCCGGGTCGTCGTCCGGCATGTTCCGAGTCCTCATCCCGTTGGACTTGGTTGGCTTGCACTGGGAACAGAAAAACCGGATTAAAGCTTTACCGGTCGACTTCTTCCCGTGCTCCCCGAGGACCAACGCCTTGGAGAGTTCATCCAGAGCCAAAGGCAGTCCGCAATAGGCTGCTTTGGTCATTGAGCAATACAATTGATCGATCGGGATAGGTAGTCCTATACGCTTAAATACGAGTCTCTCAAATACAGCGTTATGAGCCCATTTCTCAATCCCCGGATCAGTTAAAGCGGAGATGAAATAGTCGGGGAGCTCCTCTCCTTTAGCCAGATCAATCACCTGAACGGGAGAGGTGTCAAAGGCGAAAGATACTATAAGGAGCTGAAAGCCCCCCGATTCTATGTATTTATAGGCGCCCGTGGATTCAATGTCCTCCGGGCTATATGTTTCCGTATCGAAATATAAGCGTCTCGGCATGTTAATTATTGTTAAATTTGTTGCTGGGCGGGGATTCGAACCCCTAATCCCGAATAAGACCCAGCATACCAACCTACATAAGGTCGTCGTCCCACGGGTTCTGGCCGAAGTCCTCTTCTGCCGAAGATCCCCCGGAGAGACGTTCTCCGTCAGCCAACTTCTGGAGGTTGTTCAGCCCGCAAGCAACGCCTTTGTTGCCATTGGTGTTGAAGGCGTAGAAGTTGATCGACGCCCGGCCATAGCATCCGGAGTAGAAATCCTCTTTTTCGATGATGGGGTTGAGGTTGATGTCCACGATGCCAGGACGGTTGTCCGAGTTGGCATTAACGAACATGTGCCCAGCATACTCCGGATTGTCCGGTCTTTCGGTGTCCCCGTCACGGAGGGGGTTCTTCCACGTGGGGGGAATCTTGCCGCCCAATTTGGCGATGCCTTCTTTGAGAGCCGTGTCGATGGCCTCCTTGACCCGAGACAGAGTTGCCGAGTCAGTCTTCGGGATGAGGATGGACACCGAGTATTTTGCTCGGTCGGAACCCTCCATTGCCCGGGGTTCCCATACGTTGGCGTAACTGAACCGGACTTTGCCGGTTACTACTTTGGTTGTTGCACTCATAGTTGTGAAGTTTAGTTATTAGAAAAATCGAGTTTTGCTTGTTCAATTCCCATTGCCGGACGCTTGTCAGACTCTGGGACGAGAGTGGGTTTGCCAGGAGCTTTGATGACGAGGTCCCCGACCAGTGAATCGAAGTCCTTTTTGAGGAGCTTCTCGATTGCCGGGATTCCGGCCAGTTTGACAACTTGGAACTGATCCGGGGTGTAGTCGCATGCGGTGAGAACTTCCCGAACTGCACTCTCGTCAGTCCATTTCCGTATTGACCTTCCTTCGACTACCTTATATCCCGGGATCTTCTCGCCCGAGATGGCTTTGGAGAGCAGGTGCTCAGATACAGCATTTACCCATTCTTGGAGCATGGGGGCTTGCTCGAAAATCTGAGCGAGCTCCTCAGTGGTCAGAAGTTCGGGCTCTTTGAACTCGTGTTTGGCCAAGTCCAGATTGTGGTCTGCCATCTTGCGACACAGAGCTTTGACTTTACACCACCTGCACCAGTGCCCGACTTGGAGTTCCCCCTCCCCGGAGTAAGCGAGAGCTGCTTTGGGTTTCACTACCTCCTCACCCCATTTGTAGAGGTCTTCGGGGGTAATCTCCCATGACGAGATTCGCTCCTGGCGGGGCTGGACTATAGTCAACTTCACCATGTTGATGTCGTAGACCATTTCAAATTTGGACAAGGCTCCGAGAGCATACAGCATCAACTGAGCATTGTTCTCAGCGAAAACCGGCACGCCAGTGCCAAACTTGAGGTCTATGATCTCCATGACCCCGTCAGCGATAATGCAAGCGTCTCCAGTGCCGAATCCTTGTTCGACCCAAGCCGAGAAGTCCAGTCGCTCCTCCAGAAGAACGAGTGCGTCTTTGGTTTTCCGCAGAGCTTCCGTATATTGGTCCGTTACGTACTGGCAATAAGCCATTACGGGCTCATCCATGGCCTCAGTGTAGAGGTCACTCTTCTTCAGCTTCCGGAGTTCAGCAGACGTAACGTCAACAGGCGTTATGCGGAACCTCGCTCGGAGGTAACATTCTGCCATCTCGTGAGCCAGAGTACCCTCTTCGGCATACTTGGAAGGCTTACCGGTTTCTTCAACTTTTTCCTCCAGTCTGGCACTGGGGGTGCAGTTGATCCACCTGTCTGCCTTTGATGCCGAAAGCATGGCGTGCTTACGAGATGAATGATTCGGGGTTCCCATTACGCAAGGTCTTTGAGGAATTCATAGAACGCGTCGTAGTTTCGGGCATCCAGTCCCGTCACATTCCTCGCTCCCAGTTCAGTGAGCTTTGCCCGGATAGCTTCGCGGTGATTGTCCACCTTACTTGCCAGGAGAGTCCGGATGTCCTGAATGGAGACAGCGGGGTCAGAACCCAAAGAGGAGTTCGCATCCATCGGCATGGGTTCGGGCTCCTCAGTCTTTTTGGGGACTGGAGCCGGAGCCGGAGCTGGCTTCTTCACGTCCTGTGCAGGGACTGATTTCTTGACGTCAGTCGTCTTAACTGTCACGGGATTTGCTCCGATAACCTGACAGATCTTGCGGACCATTTCGAGATCCTGAGTTTCTTCGAGGTTTGCCTCGAACTTAATTTCTACTTTCATTGGCTTGATGATTTTTGATTATGGTGTTCAGAAGTTCAATGTACTTGCTGAGAGGTATAGCCGGGTCATGGAGAACAGTTTCATGAAACAGGGACCCGAGGTGGAACACCTTCGTCTCTCCCGTTTTGACCGATAACTCGGCTCTGTAGTTCCCGTTTGTCAGAATACATGTCTCTCCTTTAAACTCGGAGTTCCATGCTCCTCTGTAGAGATCGTCGACAGATACACGGAGCCAAGCTGCTAAACGGGAGACTTGCTCCGAATTCAACAAGGTTTTTCCGTTGAGAACCCGGTTGAGAGCTGCTCGGGGGAACCGGTTATCGGGGAACAGAATTTCTGCCACTTCTTGAAGCCTGAGCCCTCTCTGTTCAATTAATTCTCTGAGATTGATAGTCATTGTGTTGTCCATGTTGTTTATCCCAAATATAATCAATTTTCCCCTGATATTGAAATTTTTTCAATCTTTTTAATGAAAAATGTTTACTTGGTGAGGAGGTAGACCACCTGAGCAATAAATATGCTCCTCCTGCTGGGGTTGACCCGGGCATATACTTCTCGTAGAGGCTCAATGGCTTTCTCAAGCTTGAGGTCCTCTCCTTTCCTCTTCAAATCCTTGAGAGCCTTATAGACCCGGGTCCTTTCCTGCCATTCCCGAACTTCGGCTTTGTCGTTCCACCAACCAGACACGGGGACAAATTTGGAGCTGAGCACATAGGCGGATTTTCCGTCCTCTGAAAACGGCTGTTGAGTGATGGCTCCCGGGGTACAGTTGGGGTTGATCTTCTTCTCGAACGAGATGGGCTCCATGTATGTAGGTCCCTCCCCGGGAAGCTTGTCCATTTCCATGTAGTGGAATCCGAACTCGTCTTCATATTTGAATACTACGTATTTTTCAATCTTTTCCATAGTTTACTGATTTACTGGCATTACCATTATTTTGCATTTCATTCCAAAGTATTGGAAGTGTTTACCCATTGCAAAAATGTCTTTGAGCTCCGTTTCCGTGTAGGTCTCGTATACCCCTTCTATATTTATGTGGCTTACCCCATTTGACTGTGACAAAGCCCGAAACGAAGTGAATACTCCTTCTACCTGTCCTGCGTTAGTGACGATAATTACTGATTTAATTGTTCTCATAATTTTGTAGGTTTTTAAGAAGCATAACCCGAACTCATCTGCAGAAGGTAGACCAATACCCTGAATAGAATGGGTTGGGTTATGCTTATTATTTACACTACAAATATAATACTTCTGCGGTAAATACTACGATAAAATCAGCATTTTTTTCCGTTTGTTTTGAGAAGTCCCATCATGACAATTTCGAGAGGGTTGGGTGAAGCTGGTTCTGACTGTCCTTGGTCTTCCGCCAATTTCTCCCACATTGAGCCAGCTTTAAATCCGATGAATGCCAGGAGCTTCTCCTTTCTTGTGAGAGGTTTGTCGGTTTTAATGCCAAACTGGTCAAGAATAGACTGAATCCCTTCATTGACAAAATCCGACTGATTGGTAACTGATTCTCTGTTAATAACCCAGAGGAGGGTCTTTGCTACAATGCTGGGGTTTTTCAGTTCCTTGGATACGATTCCGTTATAATAGTTGTCCGATTTGGGGTCCGGATCTGCCGGGAGGTCCCAGTTGAATTTTTCTTCCATGTTTTACTATTCGTTAATTCCATACTTACCGCAGACGTATGCTTCGCCAGTCTTGAAGCCCATGCAGACGAGAAGAGCCTCGCGTTTGGTCAGTAGTTGTCTCATTCCGGTGGCTTCGTTTACTACCTTGACCATCTCCAACAAGACAGAGGAAATATGACTGGCTGTCTCATCGTCAAGACTGTTAACTCTCTTCTGCATTTTGTTTATAAGCTCCACCACTTTGTCCGGTTCAACCTCGGGACCTATGAGACTTGAGAAATAGTCTTCTCTGATTGCCGGCCGTGCCGGAGTGCTCCATTCGATTTTTTTCATAATAATTGGCTTGAATTTATGTTCCTTAATGAATGCTTCTACGTGTTCTATTTTCTGCTTTTTTAATTCCATTACCTGATTGAGGGTTAACAGATACCCGTCCTCCGTAGTTACTACGTCCAATCTGGTTAGCTGAGGATTCATGTATGTGGTCAACATTTCTGAAAGCCTTTTCGTTGGATGAGGTCCTGGAGCTCCTCTTCTGTGTAGCAGGTGGAGATGAACCCATTGCTGAAATAGAGATCGAAAGCACCCGAAGGAAGCTGGGTAACCTTAAGCCCTAAACCGTTGCTATTAATGTAATTTGTAGTTGTCATTGTCTTATCCTTTTGTCTGTATCACAAATATAAGAAAAGTTTTTTGAAGTAAAAAATTTTTTGATTGAAAAATGAGAAAAAAAGTTGGGACCCCTGTTTTGGGGGTCCCGGGAATTAAAACTGTTTGAACCCGTAGCGGTTGAGTTTATGCTCCAGGAGCTGGAATTTCATATATCCCATGTCCAACCCGGTTCCTACCATATTTACGAACGGGATCCGGCTGGTAATAAAGACCTCCATCTCAGATCCCCCGGAGGTCCTATACCTATTGATGAGTACGTGCTCCTCCGTGAGAGGATCAAACCTGTCTTTTACATTGGCTGCCCATTTTCGAGTCATCCCGTTTTTCAGAAGAATGGTCCTGAGTTCCGTCATGGTGTAGCAGAAGGTGTGGACCCCGTTGCTGAAGGTAAGGCTGAATGCCCATTTGAACTGGCCGGAGGTGAATTTGTTGATCTTGAGTTCGAGTCCCTGATTGTTGGTGTAGGTGATGGTTTTCATATTGTAGTTTGTTTTTGTTTGTATCACAAATATAATACTTCTGCTGCAAATACTACGATAAAATGCTGGAAAAATAGCAGAGAAACAATAAATTTTTCATTGTTTCTCACCTAAGTGATTGATACCCAATGGATTAGACCCTAAAATCACCCCCGGAGAAACAATGTAAACAATAATTCCTATATAACCTTTTTATAGGGGCCCTTATCCTCTTTAAGAACACTATTATCCAATATTAGAACACATATTCCCTATTCAGGTTTTCCTCCTATATTATTGTTTACATTGTTTACAGGGGTCTAATTCATTGATATTCAATCGATTATAGAGAAACAATGATTGTTTATTATTGTTTCTCATTGTTTACTGCTGGTCCCTGCCACGGGGGCCAATATCCCCGGCTTGTGGACACAAAAAACCCGAGCTTCCCTAAGCCCGGGGCGGAGTAGTTTCCTAAAATTTCCAGCTAAAGCCGACCTCATACCCCGATCGGGTCAGCTCGAAGTCCCGCATATAGGATATATCTACTCCAAAATTCCTGTAATGTATGCCTCCCCCAGCCCCAACCTGCCCGAATGAGTTAGCCGAAGCTCTCAGAAAGGGGGACCATTTCTGGGACCTCGTTTCTTTGATCTGTTCTCGGACGGGGATATACTTGTACGTAAGATGCTGGAGAGTGTTGTATTGGATTGTAGCCTCCCAGTCAAATTGGCCAATTTTGGGATCTTTGAAGAATGTTCCAGCGTATTTCCTGGTCGTATTCCAGTCCAATATTGTCCTTTTTGCGCTCTCCAGAGTGTCCACCTCCTTTTGGACCTCCCCAAAACCCCCACTATTTGTGATTTCGGGGGGTGTTTTGGGAACCTTTTCCTCCTGGTCCTTATAGATATATATCAATTTGATTGGATTCCTAAAACCCTCCCATTTTGGAACCAAATCCGGGACTTTGACCTCCCCCTGAATTGGGGGTAAATCGACGTACTTTATAACGGTCTTTTCCTCGACTGTTTTACGCCCGATTATAAAGCCTATACCTACAAGAACTATTGTGCAGAGTACTCTCTTTAGTAAGTCCATATCGTGTCCTGCGGGAGGGTTTTAGAAGCATCTACGTGGATAAAATTCCCGTCGATGCCTATCCTCCGGATCCGCAATGCAATGGCTGCCTGGAGGATCTTCATCCGATTGGGGCCCGAGGCACACAGGATGTCCACTGCCAAACCTTCGGTGTGAGCACTGTTACCGGACCGTCCTTTTGCCTTATCGTGTTCTTTGGAACGATAAGCACAATTGAGGACGAGGGGGATGCCTGCCTTTTCGCGGAGGTCATCCAGGAGATCGAGGAAGTCCTGGTCCATGTCTTCGATGGAGCAAGCCGGATTGCATCGCTCGAATTCTTCGGGCTTAAAATACTTACTTGTCTTCATGGCATTCAAAATCTATTTGAGTTTTCTTGCTGACCGATCTCTCCATGTATGACCGGAGAGCCCGGAATATGGGATGATTCGAAATGATTGCGGAGTTCTCCAGAAAGCTCCAAAACTCTGTTCCGACGATGAAGGCAGCGAAGAAGTTGGCAAGGTTGAGACCCCCCAAGTTCGGGAGGACATGCACGTCAAGCATGTAGGCCATGCCAATACCGATAATGCTGAGCCCCAACTTCCAACACGTGTCCCACATTTTCTCGCTTTTGAACACATATTTTTGATGGGCTCGTTTGTGGCGCTTGTAGTCAGCAATATTTCCAGTTATGAAGTCGACGATAATGGCAATACAGACACAGAGGATAAGGACCTGGACCGGAGCTAAAAGCCCCCAAAACCCTACAATGCTCCCGCATATCCATCTTCCCGCTCTCATGACTTCCCCCCCCATATCTGTTAAACTTATAATTTATTACGTCCTATAATCATTTTACGAGACGGGGACTCCTTGTATTCAGTACATGGAGTCAGTAACCGCAGAGCTTTAAGGTGATTTATAGCCTTCTCGAGGTAGGCTTCCCCGATGTTCCGTGCTTCGTTCGAGCTACGGATGATGATGTTGTCTTCTACTCGAGTGCTGAATTCGCCATCTTTGTACCTCACCCCGAAGGCAGTGGGGTTGATTGGATTGTTGACGATGAATCGGGAATACGCAATGTATGCAATGGCGATCTTGAGTCCTTCGCTTCGACCATCCCCGGAACAGCCACCATCATAATACCCGCCTTCCATGGCGGCAGTGTACTGATCTTTTGTAATGGTTACGTCCCCGTATTGGAAAGGACCGGGGCCGGAAAAGTCTGTCTCGTCGAGCCATCTGTAGAGATTGGCTCCTATGGCATCCACCAGTCTGAGAGTCTCAGCCTCCCGGATGTATGGCTCCAGTCTGGCCGGATCGTTGATGTTCTCGGCTATCGGCCGAACATTCCGAAGGTCGTTAGAGTTGAGTATCATCGGGCATGAGTTTTATAATCTCCTCGTCATAAAGCCCATAGATGAGCTTGAGCATGTTTCTCTTCTGAACAGTGGAGAGCATCTGGTCCCGGATAATCTCCAGTACCTGAGTCATGTTGTCCTTGCCAATTCTGTCTGCTATAGACTCGCCGGCATTGTAAGTGAGAGACTGAATAGCGAAGTCGGGATTTTCCAAAGGAGCCCACCAGTACTCAAAGATCGATACGAAAGTCTCCTCCAGCTGCTGACGCTCCCGTACTGTAACAGAGTTGTAGTACTTGTAGGCATTGGTCATGAGATCAGCCCCAAAGTTAGCCCCCACGTCAACAGCTCGAAGAATGGGAGGCTGCTTGAAGGCTTGACCAATGTTCTCCGGGATGACTCTCTGCGTTACTTCGAATGCTTTGTCATAGTTCTCCCCGGAGAACCTTATGAACTGGGGCACCTCATCTTTGGACTTGCACTGTATGTACCACAGTTGAGAAGTGTTCTCGTCTCCTTGAAACTTGTTGAGCTCTTTCTGGGTCTCATTGACTTGGGACTGATCTTGAGTCTCGTCCTTGATGTCTACCAAGATCCCAGCTGACAAGAAGTTGGAGCATGCGTTTCTACCGGCTACATTGGCAAGTGCTTCCTCAGTTCTCATGTCCGTCATCTCAGCGATGAAGATGGGGACCGGGTAAGAGGGACTACCTTCGGAGTCTCCGGAGAAGTAGAGGATCTGGCCATTGTAATTGTCCCATCCGCCAGCTTCTTCTACCTGGTTCAGGATAACCTCCGGATCCGGGTTGAAGAGATGAAACCACTCAATGTCAGACGGGGACCACCGGGATCTCGTCTTGTCTCGGTGACCCCAGTCGGGGTGATATGCTGTCCGGCCAATGAATCCATCGTCATCTGCCTTCGCAAGTCGGAGAGACTCGAACGGAATGTGGTGGATCGAGCTGACGCGGAAGTTCATATTGTAGTTAACATGGATGGCGAACCCATGCCATAACGTGAAGTCTTTGCAGACCATGCGGAGGATCTTATCGAGCTTCTCCCCTTCTTTGTTGACCCGTAATTTGTAGATGCCGGGATCTTTGAATCCGTGACCGTATACGAAGTCATTGTATATGCTCAAGCAGGCATTGCCGGTCTTTGAAGCCTGAACAATCTCGCTTACTGTCTGGGGGAAGTCATTGGTATCTCCGTATGTTTGGATGCCATATTGCCTCCAGTCCCGGGATTCGAACTGAGGAGCTGATTTGATCTGTGCAACTTTCATACTGGCGTAATTTTAATAGTAGGAGGGACGGGAAGCGACCCCGTCCTATTACCAGTCCTATTTGGACCCTCCTTTTTTGGCCCCCTTCTTGGGAGCCTCCGAAACGGGATTGACTACCCGGTTGTAAGCCTCTTCGATCTCCTCGGCAGACATTTGCGAGTCTGCATAGGCTTCTTTGATGGCTTCCAGATCCATCCCGGCGTCGATGAACTCCTTCACCTCGGTGTCGATGTCGGCGGTCTTCTCCTCGGGCTTCTCCTCGGTCTTCTCCTCGGTCTTCTCCTCGGTCTTCTCCTCGGTCTTCTCCTCGGTCTTCTCCTCGGTCTTCTCCTCG